AGACTTTACATTTCTTTTATTTGACGAATCTTTCGACAAGATTACTCATGGCAAACTGCCTTCATGTCCTTGCGGCTGCATGGTGGATCGCATAACCGCGGAATCGCCGTTACAGATTCGAGAACTGAATGCACTTATCTGGGAGTACGCAAGTTAGCCTGTGCCAGATTGAAATACCCGGTAATGCTAAGGTTTACCAGCTCCCCTGTTTAAACTTGATGATATTAAAGGATTAGGCGAGCTGCCGCCGCGAAAAAAAAATTCTGGTACACATTTTGAAAAATTTTTGCAAAATTTAATTTTTTCCTAAATATCATTTAGGGCAATTTAGTCCCAGCCCTAGATTAAGGATTTTAGGGTCCTGCTTCAACTTCAGAATGTTGAAGGATCATGCGTAGAGTTTGATAATGCATGGTTATTTTTATGGCTACCAACACGAAACAGTGAGGGTGGACTAATTGGTCATGTCAATGCTGTTGCCCTTCGACCATTTGGTGGAAAACACAAGCTTGTGATATTTGAGCCATATGGGGTGCCCGTTGTGAAGGATCAGCTGAAAATTTATAATTTAATTTGGACAAACCTTCGAAACCAATACGGAAGTAGCATTCAAGAAGAAGCAATTACCAATATTACAAGTATGTTACGACCACAAAAATTAAGTGAGACACAAAAGGGGCCCGAAGATACCCACGTTGGTTATTGTGTTGCGTGGAGTTTATGGTTTTTTTCGTTGATATTGCACAACCCCACAATTACGGCAGGACACCTTTTTGACATGGCCCACAAAAGTATTCAACAAAAATCACAAAATTTTCGAACAATTTGCGGGAAATATTGTACAATTATCAGAAATGGCAAACCATCAATAACAAAACCTCTTCCGTATACAAGCATCAAACTCGGTCCCGATCGTCCATGTTGAAATCTTCAATCGATTTTGTTTTCATCGAAACCAAAGTCTAGTTGTCGAATTGTTATTGACGTCTTGCGCATTCCACAACCTTGTGCATAAATTAATATCTCTTCATACTTCTCGTCGTACGTTTCTTCATACTTCTGGTAATACGTCTTGCCGTGGTTTTACGTTTGGGTTGGTCTGCACGGCATGTGTACTTTAATTTGTTATAGGATTGTCCTTTGGCGGTGGTCTTATGTTTTTTATGTACACTATCTCGTTTCCAATAATCCTCACCATAATCTACGAGAATTTCTTGACCGCTCTTGATGCTCTTGGTGGCGACAATATACACTTTACCTCCTTTAACTTCTTCATACTTGGCGTTACACCTAGACTTTCGGGAGCCGCATGAGTTTGCCAAGGATCCTGCGCCGCGCACACAAGCCGCATCTAAAAGGCCAATGGCGTAAGGAGCAACCTCTTTTTTCCCAGGGTATCGCTTGCGGAAGGTTTTCTTGCGAATCTTGGATCCAACATATTCAATAATACGTTCACCCGGCATAAAGGTTTTACCGCAAGCAAATAAACCCAAGAATTTAAAGCCGCGCAAAGTAGTTGGGCCTATCACTAAGTGACCATCGGATTGTAAGTGTTGCCAGCAGTACGGGAGGGTAAAGACTGTAGTTCTAGAACATTGGGTACCGGATTTAGTTAGGCCTATACATCGGCGACGCTTAAGATTACATTCCCATTTTCCATCTGCGTATCTGAAAGTCCACATGGAATCTTTTATTGATGTTCCACTTTTTTTTTTCTCAATTCACCAATGGGTCAAGGTCAGAGCAAGTGTGAAGTACATGTGAAAGGACTCCTGGAAACTTTGGCCCCTGGTCGCACTGGTAATTCGTTGGATGCCTACGAGATGTGCAACAACCGGAACCCCCCAAATTACCAGACGCATTACCAGTACATCAAACACATTCGGCGGGGTTATTATAATCCTACGTATATTCCTGGAAATGAATGGATTGTTAAAAGTCACCGTCTCCACCGGCTCGACGACGAAGCTATTTTAACAGAGCCGTTAACTAACGAAACAAGGCCGCCTAACACTGACGGAGGTACCGCTTGGTCCACGCTTGGTCCACATTCCGAAGCTGCCAGAGTTGCTCAAAGTTTGGGTTAATTAGAGTCATCCGCGGTCATGTTCGCATACTGTTGGCGTGCCTTGGCATACTCAATCCAATTTCGAACAAATAGTTGATACTGCCTGAAGTTCCCTGTTTTGTGGAGGTAAAGTGCGTAAGCGTTGGCCTCATCTTGTTGTTGACGGAACGTTAACGACGACAAAAGTTAATCAAGATAATTCTTTAATGTTCATAGCGTATATCCAGCCCATTGTTTTATGGTCTGGTGTTGTGACCAATACCATTTCATACCCTTTTTCATCGACATCATGGTCTAGTACTACTAGTTTAGTACCATTTTTTACTTTGGCTGTAAAGTTTTTGCGCTCCGATGAATTGTGTTCACGTAACCATGTAGCTTTGTGACGACTATGAACAGTATATGTGGGGGTGGGTGGTCTTTTTCTTTTTTTGGTCTTAGTCCTAGGAACAACCCCATGTAACGTAGTCACCTTATAATCCGTACTAGAAGGCATGCTGTGTTTTTTTAAAGCTAAATCGACAACATTTAATAAAAAATTGGATGGTCGGGATAAATTTGGCATGTGACCATCATCGAAGCGATATACATTCTTACCATCAACCTGACTTAAAGGCGCAAACTTATCTTGTGTCCTCTCTTGGGTATCAAAATAATCATTTTCCATAGTGACCAGGATTGGATAAACGCCCTTTGGAATGATGGTGTGACTGGTAAGTGGTCCAGCATTTATACAAATTGTAGGGCCTCGCCAATAATGCTTCCACACAAGCCCAATGGTTACTTGGGAACCCCGTGAACCGCAAATAACAACAGCTGGTGGATGATTGATAAGATAGGTTCCCACAGTATTAGCTAAACCTAGAAGACCTTTTCTATCACTGGATTTTAAGTCCAGGGATTTATTATCTCTCCATCCCCCGGGGTAATCAAAACCTGCGCTGCGGCTTTTCGCGTCAATAATTTTGATCTCATAGGTACGAGCCAAACGTTTATACGCACGATTATTATAAACTGTACCAGCTCCTGGTGCAATGACAACGATTAATCGAGGATTGGTTTTAGTATCAGTCCAAGTTCTACCAAAATTTCTGGAAATCATTAATAAGTGTGTGTTTAATCAGTTGTAGACATTATTATTCCGCGACTTTTGTCAAAAACTCTCTCTCTCTCTTATGCTTGATCGCACCAGCTTCATTAGACATGGCCTGTTATCTGCACCAAATCTGCTCACTTTGACACCTTCAACTTTGGAGGGTAAATGGTTAGTTCTTTATTTTTCAGCTTCGTGGTGTGCGCCATGTAGGGCCTACACCCCACAACTTAATCAACTAGCCGGAGAGGTTGACCGTTCTAAGGTTGATTTTATCTTTGTATCATGTGATAGATCAGAGGACGCCTTCAATGGGTACTTTGGTACAAAGATGAGTAATCTTTGGGCTATACCGTTTAGTAGCGTGGTGAGAGAAGAATTACAGGCGCTATGCAAAGTCAGAGGTATTCCAGCTGTTGTTGTTATATCCCCTGAGGATCAGATCATTACCACTCAAGGCAGAAGGTTGTTAAACAAAGCATATGTAGAGTCCTTGATCAAGCAGTAATATGGTTTTACTCCTGGTTACGATGGAAATGTTATTCTATAAATTAAAAACAAAATCACATGGACTCTGAACTTCTTGCCCTTTCGTATACGGGTATGGGTCCCAGGAGCTGTTACTACATGGGACAACAACAAATTTGTCAGGCTAAGTATCAACAACCCTGTACTATTTACAATTATAATACACCTTGTAACCTTGAAGATTCGATGAAGGCTACAGCCCAAAAGCGCGGTAAGGTATGGGGCAAAAAACCCATCAAGAAGAAGAAGAAGAAGATGGCGTCGACAAAGAAGACAATGAAGAATACGGCGAAGTCAAAGCTTCTTTCGTTTTTGTGGCTGTAAGTATATCCGGCGCACTGTGGCGACGCCCGTAAACCGCAAAGTGAAAGTCTTCTAGGCTGTGGAAACATATTGCACTGCGGCGGCGGTTTTCAAAACCCATAGGGTACTTTACCTCCAAGCGCGGTAAGGTATGGATAGGTACCGGGGAGTTGGTTAACTTAGTGTGTGTTCCGGTTGACTTTCGTGCTTTATGTTCCGGTTTGTGGGATAACATCTTTTCTTTATAATGGAGGACTTTCCTGTCTTGTATACACTGAGTAAGCGGGGCCTTATTAGACAGTGGCAAGTCTGGGTAGAGATTATGGAAGAAGGAAATGTGTATATCCTGAAACGTTACGGTCAAAAAGATGGTAAATTAATCCAGACTCGAAAAAAAGTTAGCCGCGCCAAGAGTCAAGGTACAATCCTGGAACAAGCTAAACGAGATGCGGCCAAGATGTGGCAAGATCAAGTGAACAAACAAGGTTACACCGAAGCCATACCCGAGCAAAAACAAAAAGAGAGTGTGGCGTTTTACCCAATGTTGGCACACAAGTGGCCGGCGAAATGCAAGTATGTCAAGTTCCCCTGCTTCTCGCAACCCAAGTTAGATGGGGTTAGGGCTTGTGCACATTGTGTACCAGGAGCTTTAGTGGAACTAAAATCCCGAAATAACAAGATCTTCCCACAGTTCTTGAGCATTATAGAAGCCATCCAGGACTTGAAGATTCAGGAACCCCTCATCTTGGATGGTGAACTTTACAGTCGCGAGATGCCGTTCCGGACCTTGAATGGGATTTGTAACCGCAAGAAGAGACCTTACCGGGCGCCAAATATTCAGTATCACATTTTTGATGTATATTTTCCTGGACAACCTCAGACTTCGTTTCAGGCTCGTTACAAGTTCCTACAAGCTCTGGTACCGGCTAATCATCTTTTGCTGTGCTTGGTGAACTGTCAACGCGTGGACCAAGCTCCTACCATTAAGCGTCAACATGATGAGCATGTACAGGCCGGATACGAGGGTATTATGTTGCGGAATATTGCATCCCCTTACATGGTCAAGCACCGGAGCACTGACTTGCTCAAATTTAAGATGTTTTCGGATGAAGAATTTAAGATTGCTGGTGCTACCGAAGGTGAAGGCAAGGAAGAAGGTTGCTTGATCTGGACTTTACAGACTCCGACGGGAGAAATCTTTCAGTGTCGTCCTCGAGGTAGCCATGCTGAGAGACAAGCCGCATGGGAAGCTTATCAAAAGGACCCGTCAAACTTTCAAGGACAGTTGTACACTGTAAGATACCAAGAAAAGTATGCTAACGGGAAACCTAGATTCCCTGTAGGTATTGGTATACGTCACGAATAAAAAAAAAATGAATGTTCTGAATTATAAACATAAAAGAGAGAAAAAAAGCCTTCATGTGGGTGTGGAAAGATGTGCGAAAGAGTCGACATACTCAACACATGCTTGTTAATGAGGTATTCCCTCAACAGCGCAAATATCACAACCGTTACTATTATCGACAACTTGATCTAGTTCTGAATCTTATTGTGCGTCAATATGGTGTGCAACGGCATGATCGCATGACTCCAGCAGAACAGGTTGTAGTAGTTAAGGGTATTTGTCAGGATTATCCTAACTTTGATGCGTATATGCGCAGCCAAAGCGCAGCATGGTTAAAGTGTCGTAAGGAATTGTTGAAAGTTATGAACAAGAGAAAAGTCAATGATAAGAAGGAATGGAAAGAATATTTATTGAAGAGCTACGTTTCTTCGCATTATGGATCTCGGGTGTACTGTCGCACGCGGTACACGCAGCGTTACTTAAAGTTGATCCATTCTACGAAACGTTCGTTAACTGTGTGGCGTTATGATGCTCCACAGGTGGTTGGACAAAATGAACCTGTAACTTTAACTTGGCGCAAGGGTCTGAAAATGTACCTGGAGAAGGGCCACAAAAACAAATGGGGCGGTGGCATATTCTTTACACCTACGCGTCAAGCCGTTCAGCGACATTACATTGCGGCGTGCAAGAGCAAAATCAAATACTTAGGCATCTTTCCTGCATGCTTGGTACGGCTTATTGGCACCTACATCAATGACCAATTGGGGCCATAGTGTAGGGGTTTAACATCGTGTGTTTGGGACGCACTGGCCCAGGTTCAAATCCTGGTGGCCCCCCGTTTTTTGTTCCGGCGAATTTAGTCAGAGTCACGTATTTCACAGACCTTTTCGGATCCATCAGGGTTCATGAGCCAGATGGCGACTCCAAAGGCCACGGCACCTGCAAGCAACGCAAAACCTAATAAAATACCAAATGTACCTCCACCATTTTTATCCCGAGCTTTCCAGTGTTTCTTGATGGCTAAGAGCATTAAGCCGCCCCAGACTAGCACACTGGCAAAGACAATAATACCTGTATAAAGACTTGACATGTACTTCTCGTGATCTCCATAAGTCTCAGTCATTGTTGTATTTAGTGTTTAATTAAAACAAATATTTTTTTTCAATTGTGTGGGCAGCTTTAATAAACGCCAACCACACAGTCTTGAAGTAGTGTGCGGTTTTGAAAGTTTTCATCACCGTCTTGAACCTCAACATAATGCTTTAACCTTTTCCACAACTCGGGATCATCTGTCTCCACTTGATCGTAGTTGACATAAATCAGGTTAAGTCCTGGTTGTAAGTTCGTTAACTTGGTCGTCAAGATGTCCCATATCCTTCTGTGTCCTTCTTTGAGTGATTGATCGTATAGAGAATCCCCACGGTAATAATAATGAGGGTTAAAGCGCACATAAACCAACGTTGGGTGCTTTGGTGTCAAAGTTGCGGCCAATTTGATCGTACGCTTAAAGTCGCAAGCGTACTGGCGGTGTCGCATCTCATCATTTCCGACCAAAATTGTGGCGTTGACACCCGGTAAGTTGACCAAGAAATCCGGACGCGCGGCTTTACCACCCAATTGAAGCTGTGGACATTGACTCCAGGACACATGAACTTGCTGTTGAAAGACCACACCCTTATCCTTGAAGAAGGCTTCAAGTTGTTTCTCGGATTTAAACTTCTTTTTGATGCCTTCTTTGGTGTGACAAATCTGGATGTGGTACTGGAGACCATGTTTGGTCTTGAACCGCTGACCACATTGCAGGTTGCCTTGGCCAGCTTGGTACACTTGCGTTCCATACTCCACCATATGACAAACGTTGGTCCAAGTCTTGGATTTTTCGTGCCGACGCTCATGTGCTCGTAAGTTTGAATTTGACGCAAATGACTTACTGCATATGGGGCACTGGTAGGGCTTCTCGCCAGAATGAATCCGGAGATGTGTGGTTAAGCTGCTGTTTGTCGTAAATGACTTGTTGCATTGTGGACATTTGTGGGGTTTATGGCCGGAATGAATCCACAGATGTGGAGTTAAGTGTCCTCTGTACCTAAATGACTTGCTGCATATGGGGCATTGGTATGGCTTGTCGCCAGAATGGGTTCGGCGATGCCGCGTTAAGTCGCGGTTTGTCGTAAATGACTTGTTGCATTGTGGACATTGGTGGGGTTTATACCCGGAATGGGTACGGTGGTGTATTGTTAAATTTCCACGGCTAGCAAACGACTTGCTGCATATGGGGCATTGGTATGGCTTGTCGCCAGAATGGGTCAGGCGATGCACATTTAACGATCCCCATGTCTTAAATGACTTGCTGCATTGAGAACATTGGTAAGGCTTGTCCCCGGTATGAACGCGCATGTGTCTAGTTAAGCCTCCACCTCGCGCAAACGACTTGCCGCATACATGGCATTGGTATGGCTTGTCGCCGGAATGGACACGATAATGTGTAGTTAAGTTTCCATTTTTCGCAAATGACTTGTTGCAGGCGGGGCATTGGTAGGGTCTTTTACCAGCATGAAGAAATAGGTGTTGTTTTAAGATTTTGCGTTTTGTAAATGAATAATAACAACTTTGACAATGGTGATGCTTTCGGCAAGCCTTGCGATCAATAGCCTTGTTGTCCTTCATGTAACATTGGATGCACGCTGGCGTTAATTCAGATGACCTGGTCCGGAACATAAGCGTACCGTCGTCACCAAAGGTAAAAGCAACAGATGAACGTTCAAAGATGTCATCCTCCATTGTAGCCTTTTCCAGACGATCTCGGCATATTTTTCGCAGCTTGCGATGCTTGACGTTCTTTAACAATTCCAACGGGCGCTTTGGCATGTATTAAAGTCGAAACTTTATGACCGGATTTTTAATACGTAACAGGCGCAAGGGCCTCTAGTTGTTGAGACGCCTGCCAAGATCCTGGTCTACAAGATTTCATAGGAATTCTGAACTTTGGCGGCCAACCAATTCTGAATTTGGACAAAGTCGGGTATGGCGAACTGACACATGGGGCCAGGTTTGTAGGCACATAAGGCGGCACGCAAGTCATGCATTTCTGGCACCCCCATCCCTGTGTTTGTTGGCTTCCGTAACCTCCATAGGCACCCCATCGAGGCCATGTACACATGCATTTGTCAGAGGCAGTAACACGAGCTTGGCCATAATAGGGTGCGACCTTACATGCGGTTTTGTTGGGGCAGCTGGTACATTTGGCTGTGGTTGACATTGTCGGGTATTTCTTTTTTATTAGATCCACTTTAAAAAAAAATCATCAACCCTCCATCCATGGAACCTTTGTTGCGTGAAAACCCCAACCGTTATGTTATGTTTCCCATTCGTCATCCAGCGATTTGGGAGATGTACAAGAAGCATATGGCTAGCTTCTGGACCGCGGAAGAAATCAACTTTGCCCAGGACATTCAGGATTGGAAGCGTCTAACGTCGGACGAGCAACACTTTATCAAGATGGTACTGGCTTTTTTTGCGGCCTCGGATGGTATTGTTCTGGAGAATTTAGCCCAAAACTTTATGCAAGAGATCCAAATTCCTGAAGTCCGAGCCTTCTACGGTTTTCAGCTGATGATGGAAAATGTGCACTCTGAGACGTATAGTCTGTTGATCGATACGTACATCGAAGATGCGAAAGAGAAGAAGCATTTGTTTGAAGCGATGCACACCATTCCTGCGGTGCAAAGGAAGGCTAAATGGGCCTTGCAATGGATGGCTTCCAATTTACCGTTTGCCCAGCGCCTCTTGGCCTTCGCGTGTGTTGAAGGCTTATTCTTCTCAGGTTCTTTTTGTGCTATCTACTGGTTGAAGAAGCGTGGTGTGATGCCGGGTCTAACGTTTTCGAACGAATTGATTAGCCGTGACGAAGCCTTACATTGTGATTTTGCCACGCTCTTGTATACAAAGTACATCCAGAACAAGTTATCTACCGAGCTGGTGCATCAGATCGTTGGCGAAGCCGTGGCTATTGAAACCGACTTTACTACCCGTGCTCTACCGGTAAGCCTGATTGGGATGAATGCCTCCATGATGTTGCAATACATTCAGTTCGTTGCTGATCGTTTGTTGGTGGGTCTTGGGTATCCCAAGCTGTATCAAGTTACGAATCCATTTCCTTGGATGGATTCGATCTCTCTGCGTGGTGTCACGAACTTTTTTGAAAGCCGCGTGTCACAGTACCAAAAGTCCAAACATGTGGAATTTAAGCTGGATGAAGACTTTTAAGCTTAGCATGCTGTACCTTCCAAGCTCTTTTTAAATTGGGTTCGTAAATATTGTTGGATGATGTTGATCATTGTACACTTATCAATCTCTTCCAAGCCATGGGAAGACATATATATGGTTGTCAGCGAGGCCAAGTTCTCCATGTCACCACCTTGATTAATAAATAAAAGGTTATTACCTGAACTGAGACTGACTGCTTCTTTTAGAGCTGTACGGGCAATTATGAAGTGGTTGAAGTTATTGTTGTTTTATTTACCCATGTTGGGTATGATGATTTACGTCGTTGTCAGTGTCCACCAGTTAGTTCATCAAGATAATTAGATATTCTCTCCTTTGTGATGATCTGGACTTGTGGATTTATGTTTTTATATGTTTTGTGCAATAAAAAACACGAATGACATGTCCACGCAAACATACGCAAGTGGTCTTGTGGAAAGATCAAGTTTTCATAAAGCCTGTAGAGGTTAATCGAAGAAGCGCCGTGCGGGCCTTGCTGCGCAACATTGGTAAAGCCTTAGAGTACAAGTCGTTGAAGCAAGTGCAGGGGCGTAAGCATAGCCCGATTCAAAAGTTTGTACATAACAAGAAGTGTTACTTAGTCTACTTGGGACAACCCAATCGTGTGGATGGCTTTACACGCCTGGATGTAGATGATGTGTTGTATAAGACGTTGCGTCAAGCTTTTCCGAACCCCCGAAAGTACACAGCAGTAGCTGCACTTGCGGCTGGCTTGGGTATGGTGGGAATGCTCGGATGGCATCAAAAGGATCGGTTGCGCGATTTATTTTTGGGACGCAAGCCTAAGGAAACTAGTCCAGAAGATGATAACATTTTGGATAAAGCGAGAGCAGCCTACCTTGAGGCTTATCGCAAGCTAGCTGATGAATTAAAAGAAAACCCAGAAGATATTGAGGCGATATTAGCTGAACAGGTTCCCGGCTTCCAGGTATCTAAACGTGACTTGTTAAGCGTAGATGAACTCAAGTCCAAACGTCCAGAGCTTCAGTTTGAGACGGCGAGAAAGGTCCCGATAGAAACTTCACCACCACCCCCATCAGAGTTTAGTTTGGTCTTAGACGAACTCAAGTCCAAACGTCCAGAGCTTCAGTTACATATGCAAGCATTTGAGACGGCGAGAAAGGTGCCGATAGAAACTTTACCACCACCCCCATCAGACCAAGGACCCCCTCCACCTAAAACCCCTGGACCTCCACCTCCAGGCCCACCGTCCCAACCTCCTCCACCTGGACCCCTTGGACCGCCTGGGCCTCCTCCACCTGGACCACCTGGACCACCTGGTGCTCCTGGTGCTCCTGGACCACCTGGGCCTCCTGGACCTCCTGGTGCTCCTGGACAACCAGGCATTGCAAAAACCAAACCAAAGGAAGCACCTAAAAAACTCAAAGAAACCAAGTGGTATAAAGAGTTCTTCAAGAAGCCCGAACGTGAGATGTGTAAAGTTGGTGTACCTGGAAAGCAACCCAACACATTCGAAATCATTGAATTACCGAAAAAAGGATCATCATGCCCATCTTGTGCGGTGAAAAAAGGTAAAAAGTGGCTAACGATCCGTAAATTACCAGATGGAACCTGTCCCGAATGCGGTATACGGGTGGGATGTAAGAAAAAAGACAAAGGTTGTCGACTTGTCCCTTTCCGCAAAGGCCGATGGACAAAGGATAAAGAATGGGAAGAGCTACCCCCTGGAGATCCGGGTACAGATTGGAAGGGAGATCCGGTTACCGATTGGAAATGTCCTAAATGCGCAGTGCGATTTGAGGGTAAGCTTCATGTGTTGGATAAATCTGTGAAACAGTGTCCAGAGTGTGCTTATAAGGACCAAGATGATGAGTGGTACTTTAAAAAACGTATAGAAGATGCGCATGGGAAGAAAACTTGTCCGGCAAAAGAGTGTGATAAAGGTAGGGAAGCTTGGCCGGCAATTAAAGCCTCTGTATTAGCGCCACGTTTCCCTGCGTTACCACAGATCTACAACCTTGACAGCAAAGGTAATGACATTAAGAGTGCGGAAGATCTTAAGGCCAAAGGTTTTACTGACTTACTGACAAGCATTGGTCGCTTGTTACCAATGGCCCAAACTTTAGATGGTTGGTCTCAAGTTGCTGCGGCCTTGAGCAAATTTAATGAACAATACGTTCAGGAGGCTAAAGATTATAAGAAACAACGAGTAGAGTTGAATAAGACATTATACAGTATGAACCTAAGCACATTAGAACCGGCAGGGCGCGTTTGGACCTCATGTGTTGAGTTCCTGACAACGTGGCGGCGCTTGGCTCCTAAGTTCAAGTTATTCTTTTACACAGAGCTTCCGCGGGAGCTATCGGTGGTCAGGTATTCCCACCTGGATTATTATCTTTTTACCATATCTGATCCGTGGGAACATCCTGAGTTTGAAGAACAGTTGCGTCAAGTAGCAGCAACTGTCAAAAAGGAACAAAAAGAGGTATATAACAAGTTGGTGCAAGACTTTAAAAAAGTGTATGATAAAGATATATGGAAACCTTTAACGCGCACCCGAGAGTGGCTCAGATGTCAGGAAATATGGAATGAACTAAAACAATTTGAGCCACTGGAGGAAGTTAAGGAGCCTTCAGTATTTTTTGGTTTGCCTGGTGTGGATTCACACTTGAGCCATACTGTGCAAGGCTGGTTAAAGAATGCAATGGAGATAAAAAGGAAGAAGGTGGTAACGTTAAATTTTCCGGAAGATATGACCTTTCAGGGGCGACAGACGGTACAAAACTATTTTAGGGTCTTGATTACTGGCATTCTTAAGAACGAATATCCTAAAGGTTCTGAGATATGTGAACGTCACGAGGCCTTACTGTATGTGTGTGGCTGCATGGATGCTAAAAGTTTAAATCCAGGAAAATCCATCGATGCCAAAAAAATGCACCAGCAATATACTATGCGGCTCAGGGGAAAGAAACCATGTGATGAACTAGATCCAAGTGGTGTTCAAAGCTGACAGCAGAAGAAGCGAGGGGTGTAATTGTGGATCAAATAGCTATTGGTGAATCACCAACATTTATTTCGAGAGAAGACCTGGCAAAACAATTTATGGACCTGGCACCTTGTGAAATTTCCAGATAAACGTAGGTCAAATAATAAAGGTTCGGTCTCGGACTGTATGTTACTTTTTTTGTGAAATCATGCCGTGTACCACCAAGTTGTCAGAAGTCAAGGATGTTCAGGTAGTTGAAGACCGTTGTCGCTTAACGGAAACGCCAATGCTGGGATCCGAAGAATCTCTGAAAGCTGTGATTGATGCGGATACCAAGACTTTGGAGTCTCTGGGTTTGACGCATGATCAACTGGCGGATTTTATGGAAGATTTACAGATTCGATGTCGCCAAGCGCGCAACCCAATGCATTGGTCTAGCATAATTGCAATGATGTCTAAGCTGTTTGGGAAAGCTGCTGATCAACCAAGTTTGGATGATTTTATTTTACCCCAAGGTCTTATTGTATGTGCGGACGGTTGGTGCTTGCAACGGGTAATTCAAGCTCCAGTGGGTCCCTTTACGGTTACCCAATTCTCCTGGGGTGGTTCGCACCGTTGCCCTTTTCAGATTTCAGAGGACAAGAAGTACTACGGATACGAATATGGTGCCGATGATATTCTTGTGGAAAGAGATGGTAAGTATATGAAGTGGGGGTCTTTGCTGCCGCACATCATCCGTCAACACCATTTCTTTGAAGGCCCAAGTTCCAAGTACCGAGTTGATCCAGAAGAGTTTGCCCGTTTCTTCGATCTGCAAGCTGGCGTGGATTATAAGACTCCATCGCATCTGGAGACACGATGGTGTCATGGAAGTTCTAGCAGCATGGCCATGGATCCACCGGAAGAGTGGAAATTGGAAGAAGAGAAGAAGATTTCAGGTGCGGATATTGGATACTACACGGATGAACTGGGTAAAGAACACTTGTCTGTGGTCTGGAAGGTCCCGGCTGACGAAAAATTGCCGGAATTTATTACCCTCTATGGTGCGCGCTTACAAGTTCCCACGAGCGATGCTAGGTGTACCTATGTACAGTACGCCAAGCGTGAAAAGCGGATCTATGATCTTTCCGAAGAGGTCCTGGAAGCTCCCAAAGGTCCTGGAAGCCCCAAAGGTCGCGAAGTTCCCGAGCCCAACGTTCGTCAAGCTTGTGATGCTCCGGAATCAGACCAATAAACAAGACTCTTCTGTGGTTGTTTAACGTAAAATCTGTAAATGGAACCAGTGGTCTCATTGAAGAGCGTGGCTCCCATAATAAAATCTTCCTCCTCAAAACTTACATTCCACCAAACTTTGGCTGGACCCTTAAAATGTGCACCATGATCCTTTCTTTCATATATATCTCTACGTATACTGAAAGGCAAATTATAAATGGGGATGTATTTTGGATAATATGGTTTTATCCATATCCAAGTTAATCGCCTGTAAATGCTGCGTAAGTTTACGTCCTGTCCTTTACACAGTAGAAGAAGTTGTCTGGCATCGCAAAGATCCACGTAGAGGAGAACTTCTTGGAGAATGTCCGGAAGGTCCAGTATCATTGTCCCACTTTGTAATAGTAGTCATCAAGATTGGCGTGAGCTCTTCGTGAACGTGCCTCTCCCTGGCCCATTTGATGACCAGACCAGACGCCAGTAGACTTACCAGGATTAAAGAGAGGGCCAGAGCGACGTAAGGATCCATTTTGACGCGTAAGTGTATCCGGAACGTACACAATGCGTGGTTGATGTGCACATAGCCAGTGAGCATATGGTCCATGTAAATGACGTCTCTCCCACACTTGAACTTCCGGGGAATCCACATGTCCCCAGAGTCTAAGCTCAATTTCGGGCTTGGAAGTATTGTTGCCCATCTAAAAATTGGAAAAAAAAGAAATTATTCGGCAACACACGATAAGGGCATTAATAATGTCCCAAGCGCACTGGGGTCTAAAATACCGCGACCTTGGATATCATAGGCACCGCGGTCATTGGGCAAGTACCTGGTTGAAGTACCACCGTCGTCCGGACTTATGTAAAAATCCCACTGTAAAGTTTCATTCGCGATATCTTGGAATACTTGAGCTACTGGTTCACCATTAAGCATTAATTCTCGAGTCTGGGGTACATAGTCGTAGATTTGCATCTCTAAGGTACCTCCACCCGCTTTACATTCCGCAGCAACCCATTGTCCACCCAACTCTCCACCCAATTCTAAAGTGCTGGTACTATAACAGACATTCTGGTCAAAAAACCTTTCTTGGAAGTCGGCCCAACCACTGTACTGTACGCCCTCAAAAACAATGGTATTTGGTGTCCCCTGGTTGCCATTGGTCTCTGTAGTCTCCGTGTTCCCATTGGTCCCAGTGTTCCCTGTAGTTGTTTTGTCACTATTTCCATTGGTCCCAGTGTTCCCTGTAGTTGTGTTGTCACTATTTCCATTATTCCCTGTGTTTTTGCCTGGTTTATCTCCCGTAGATCTGAGACCTTCACCAAAAGCAAAGGTTATACCAATAACCGCGGCTACACCGATAAAATACAGTAAGATTCCCAAGAATATAGGTGACATTGTCTTTGTTTTAATGATATAGTAAACATTATAAAGTTAATGTAGTCAAACTTTAAGCATAAACATGGATTACATAAGTCCAACTTGCCCCGGTGGGACCTTGTTGAAATCCAACGTAGAACGGTGTTACAGCAGGCAGAGGTGTGCTTAAAGGGACTGTAAACATGAAACTTCTCGGTTGACCAACTGGTGTGCTATCAAACTTATATTCCACAATGTCGCTTAGAGGCAAGTATTGTTTGTCGAATACTCGCACCAAAATACGATCATATACCTCAGGAGTTCCAAAATAACTGATAGATCCTACGATGGTCACTTTAGTTAAAGGAAATGGAACTGTTAAATGACCAATACCCTCGGGAGTATCTGATTCGGGGAGAGGTGCTAAGGCCGTATTAATCGTGTCGCTAATTGATGTACTGGTGGCTGAGAAAGTATACCATCTAGCGTCTCCTGCATTATAAAAATCTGATTCTGACAGGCCGCCCCGGATAATAAAAGGTCCAGCCGCCTGATTAATAATGACTTTAGCGCTTCCCGGTTGTACATTAATGTCCAAGGTGTCAGATTCAAATTGAAGAGTATCACCTGGACCGACAGCTACACTTTGACCTGTGGTACCCTCCACTGTAAAAGTACCTACTTCTTTGCCGTCGCTGGTAAGAAATTGACCGGCCCTTATCTGACAGGCCGTAACCGTTTGAAAATGAGCAGATTTACAATCAGTGAGAGATGACATTTTGTTTAATTTTGTTGCCAACATTTTTATACCCTTTGCCTTATCACATAAAAAGTTGAAACAAGAAATAAAAGGAAAAAAAAAATGAATCAAGAAGAATATGATGACTTTATGGAAGAACAATGCGCCCAGTTGCGCACAGAAGGTTGTGAATTAACCGCAGGTCTGAAGCCAGAAGCCATGGCCCAATGTTCTGGATATTATCAGTCCATGAGCCCTTGCATGTTATGGTGGGGTGACCTATATGACCGTGATCCAATTCGCGCAGAACAGGTTGTGGAGAATTTATGTGCGGCTCATGGTGATTTGGATGAGTGTGCTTGTTATGAACGTGGGCAAGACGAAGATTACTTAGCCGTAGCAGAGGGTCTGGAAGCTCAAGGTGTCGAGAGTAATCCTGGGTGTTGGTACCGACCGTGTAAGAATGCTACTCATGCATGGATTCCACCAGACATTGATACAACGTCTTGTCCGGATATTTGTCAAGCTGTGGTCCAGGTCGTTGGAGACGTCGAAGGCGATGTGAACCTAGACAACATTGTACAGAATGTGAGTTGTGATTTTAGTGACTTGGTAGATACGACTTACAGTTGTCAGAATGGTCTGTGTCAAGAATCTTCGTGTCTTCTAGGGCTTGATGTTAATTGTTACGCTAGTGACGATTGTGAAAAAGAGTGTAATGCCACAAACTTTAGGTGCATAGAAGGTATCTGTCAACAAGGGACCTGTGGGGTAGGTGAAGATAATTGTTTTCCCACGGATACTTGTGGTGGGGCATGTTCATCGAATTATCGCTGTTCTGGAGGTCAATGTTCCCTAAGTACATGCAATATTAATGAAGAGACGTGCTATGGTACGTTGGGACAATGTCAAGAAGCGTGCGGTAATCCTGCTGGTACGCCCAAAATCTATATCGTGGTGTTGGCGATTTTGGGTGCGGCTTTACTCTTGGGAGTAATTGTATTCATTATCTTGCGTTACATAGTAAAACCGTAAAAAAAAATGACTGATTGTACGTATCGGACCCCGGATGTAGATATCCCAGATAATAAAGTGGTTACTGGTAGTTTTACACAGCGGAATCATTATTGCCAGCATAGTACTAAACCTAATAACACTGATTTCTGGAGAGTGGATGAACAAAATCCATGTCCAACACATCGTAATTACAATAATGCTGAATTTATAGAATGGCCTGTCAAGCGACACACCTATGGTATAGGTAGTAGTTATTGGGATTGTGCACTGCCAGATCGCCCATTTTGCGAGTTGGGTGAGAGAGATGATGCCTTATTTGATGCCTATTTTACGGGGACCAGTCAGTCTGAAGGTCAAACGACAAAAACATTATTCTGCGCTTATGATGTGCGTAAAATTAATACGGAAGCTCAGATGCAAGAGTTGCGCAACAAAAATATCAACCTAACACAAGAGAATGAAGATCGTTTAATGACCTCTTATTGTTCCCAGGTCCAAGACTCTGGGTGCCTCCTGTCGGCCGATGGATCTGGGAGAACGATGCCCAAGTGTTCGAGGTTTTTTCAGGCTACTCCGGACGGTAATCGATGTCGGACTTGGTTGAATGATGTTAGTCGCCGCAGGCCAGGCTATGCGAACGCCATTGGCACCACGGTTTGTCGGAATTCTTCACCGGCAACGGAACCCCTGGAAGAATGTAAATGTATTGACCGTAGCTTGGACCCCTTATACACCTTGTTGGTGGATTCTCTGGCGGCGAACCCTGGTTGTTGGTATTGGCCCTGTAAGAATGCTAATCGTGCCTGGATTCCTTCGGACATTGATTCTACAGTATGCCCAGATATTTGTGAAACCGCTGTCAACATTATTGCGGATGTTGAGGGTGATGTAGATATTTCCAACGTTACTCAGACCGTGGATTGTGACTTTGGGGACCTAGTACAAGGCTCGACCTATTCTTGTTTGGGTGGTCACTGTATTCAAGCCGATTGTAAGCCCGGTATTTGCGCTGAATGTGATACGAATTGTTTCGCATCTCAGAGTGAATGTGAGAGAACCTGTCAGGCGGCGTATGAGAGTCGATACCGCTGTCTCGACGGCCTGTGTCAGCAAGTTGGATGTGACTTGGGAGAACCGAACTGTTATGCATACTCTAACTGTGGTGGGGCTTGCTCCTCTCGTTATGCTTGTGTCTCCGGGGACTGTCGCTTAGATCAAATGGGAGAACATGAAAATCAAACTCTGTGTCAACAAAAATGTCCTACCACGGAAACCAGTTCAGGATCGGATAATCTTGGCTTAATCATAGGCATTATTTCCCTGGGAGTAGCTCTAGTGGGGTTTCTTGTTTTTGCATTTTTGGAACTTGGGAAAAAGTAAAAATAATATTAAAAAACAACATGACTGAAGAAGTAACTGGAGTTGGTGCTCAGACCGGCGGGTGGGAAACCGAATGGGAGAATCATACGTATGGTACACCCTGTCGTTGGTCGGGGACGTACACAGATTGGCAATATTCTGGTTCTAGATGTACACCACCTAATGAAGACCAATGTAGAGAGTCTGTAGGATTTTCCGAGGCAGGGTTACCTTCATACATTGAAGGAAGTGCCGCTTTCAGGGATGGTTGGCCAAATCCTGGTGGTGGCGCTAAAACGTTGTTCTGTACGTATGATCTTAATCGTATTGATACTATACAACAACGGGATAACTGGTTGCAAAATTTTCAAGCGGATGGAGATGATGCTTACTTGGTTATGCGTGCTGTATGTGGGGAAGTAGATCCGGGACAAGATAAAACTAGGATTTATACAGAACCTACATGTCAATTGTGGTACTCAAGCTTGAGTGATATCAAAAAAGACGATGTGGGTAACTATATCTGTAACCGTAACCCACAACCCAATTTGGAAGAGTGTCGATGTCTTAATCGTGAGAATGACTCGACCTATCAAGTAATTCAAGGTGGACAATGGGGTAGTGATGCGTGTTGGTGGGAACCTTGTAGAAACCCGGATAGGTATCATGTTCCTTCCACCCTGCAAGAGATTGAAGAATGTCCAAATGCCTGTAGGTCAATTATTCAAGTTGTGAATGATATTGGGGGCAGTGTGGTTATTGACAACCTGACCCAGGATGTCAAGTGTGATTTTAATGAACAAAACACTTACATGTGTATAAGTGGTGATTGTAGGCGAACAGAGTGTGAGGTAGGAGATGATGGTTGTTACACTACGTCTAATTGTGATGGTAAGTGTGAAGCTCGTCAAGGATGGTACTGTGATCGCAATGGCCTATGTCAAGAAGCTATTTGCTCCGGCGATAATTGCTACACTAGTCTAAGAGAGTGCCAAGATGTGTGTCATCAAACCTCGGGAGGGCTGGATACCACCACGGTTCTGATCTTAAGTGTGGTTGGGGGTATTATGGCTTTGGTGGGCGTAGTGTATATAATCTACAGGATTGTAATAAAGAAGAAACAAGCATGACGGAGTTCGATGTTCTCGAAGAAACCATTAATGTCTACACAAAGATAGGTTCCAATATTTTAACTTCCGCAACTGTGACAAGTAATCACATACAATTCATTGACGTTGGTGACATTGGGGGTGACGTGGACCTGCGGGACATCGATCAAACCATACAGGTTAATCTGAATGTGCAAGAATTCTTTCAAGCCTTCAACACCGAGGCCTACCAAGCAGAAATTGCCCAAGAAATTATAGAGATAGGTAAGGATGCCACGCAAAACTTACCTTGGTACCAGTGGGCAGATGCAGAAAATGTGTTACGATCTTACTTATCTGCTGGCCTTAGTCTAAATTCTACAGTGGAACAGGTCTGTAATGTGACTAGCACTACTCAACAAGCTATCTCTATTCATATAGTGGGAGGGGACGTAAAACTCTCCAACGTGTCACAGAGAGCTATAGTTGATATATATATGAATTGTGTGGGCCTCTCTGGGAATGAATTTCAAGCAATGCAAGACTTACAAACCTATGTAGCTCAGAGTTCCAGAGCCACAGCTACGGAAAATGTTTGGGATTGGTGGGGCTTTGTGATTGCGGGTATCTTAATTATTGGAGTGGCTATGTTAATCTTTATCCTGCCGCCGCTGTTCAAGTTGCTTAAATTTATAATTGCAGCTCTTGTACCTCTACTGTGGGCGGGTGGTGCTCTGCTCGTATGGTGGGCTTCAACCGGTACGGTGAAGCGCTTATTAATCTACAGTTATGCGACATTGGATTATCCACCTACATCTACAGAAGAAAAACAAACCTATAACTATACTGCGTCTACATGTGATACTCAAGAGACCTGTGGGGGCTTTACCTACCGGGAAGAACCGGATGCACCCAGCCAGAGTGAATATTTTGATTATGTACCTGACCCGGCACCCTTGGTAACAGATATACCGGAATGGTTGGAGAGACCAGAGGTTTACGTGGATATGGATGACCCTGTCACAGGTCCGGAAGACGGAGATATTTGGGTGCAGCCAGACACTGTGCAAGTTTACATTTATCGTCAAGGCGAATGGACCTTATCGTCAGAGCAATTTCAGGACCTGAGTCCATTGGAAGGACGTGTACTAACTGTTAGCTTAAACCCTGGTGAGGTAGACGGTGGATGGACCTTAAATGTAGCTAATCCTGATTCTCTAGAACTGTGGGATGATGATGAACTTTACGGTACGATTGTTGGACCTGGCTATCGTATCTTGGATGTTATGCCACCAACAGTTGGTCTTAAGAAAGATGTTAGTAGCTTTAATTGGAATTTAGCAGGTCCAGGTATCGCCTTATTGTGTGGGGGACTAATTATATTGCTTTATGTCATTGGCAAAGCAATTCAAGGCGCACAAACCCGCTCATAACAAATCGTCCAACGAATACTAGCTCCAGTTACGCCTGCTACAGATCCTTCTACTTGAAACTTGGCATTTGGTCCAATTGTTCCTGTCCATCCTGTGGCACCGGGTGTGGCAGAATAAAAACTAGTCACACATGGACCGACAGCTGTGACGGCACCAAGTCCATCTGCTGTAAATAAACAATCTTGAACCCAGCTTGCAGCATCCACTAAGGTAGAATCTCTACCAACAATAATTGAACGAACATGACAGGCGGCCCCTGTGGGTATCAAAATCGGAGCCGATGCACTAGTGGCACCAACGGTAACAAGACTTACACATTCTAGACCTAAACCTGTTGGACCTGTGGCACCATTGAGACCATTCTTACCCGCAGTTCCTGTGGCGCCCGTGGCACCCGTGGCACCGTCAAGGCCATCCTCACCCGTGGCTCCTGTTATACCCGTGGGTCCTGTAGATGCCATACCAGTAGGCAATTCAATATCAACCAAAACACTGCCCGGGGTTGTATTAATATCAAGTGAATTACTGTAGATACGGACGGTATCACGATTTAAAACCTCAATAGGTCCACTAATCGGTGGTCCTGTGGGACCCGTGGCAGCTTCTATAAACCATGAATATAATGGTTCACCTTCACAGTTTGTTACATCACCACATAGTTGTGTATTACCACGCACACGTAAGTTATTAGCCACGTTGACTTGACAAGCATTGATGACGCCAGCATTAACCGGCTTGCACTCAGAAAATGACATTTTTTTTGATGTTAATTCAAGATTATTATTCTTCATTTGGTGGTTCTACTAGTTTCTGGAAGTGCAAGCTAATGCGTTGCAAGTGGTTGCGTGCGGTCTGGTTCATAGTAAAGAGCCGGGCTACAGCGCTAGCATCATCGGCATACGTCGTCGCCAAGTTGGCAGTGCCCATAAGTGCACCTTTAATCTCCGCCTGAAACCGTGTCAAGAGTTGGGAGTTCTCCAAGAGCGTGAGGTCCTGAGCATTGTTCTTCAAGAGCATTTCCCGGTTCTCCAAGAGTTTTTCACATAAATCTAATGCATCTTTCAAGATTTTTTCAATCATTTCAAAGTTTGTAGTCCGTGATTCACCATAATACCAACGTGAGAGCGCTACCATCAGACTGTTCCCAGATTCTAGGTAAATACTGCCTTGGGTGCCAATGCGATCTTGCTTGTTGATACTGGCCAGCACACGGAGGGCGTGCAAAAGAGAGCTTTGAGTTTGAGGATCCATATTTGTTTATTTTACTTTGCTATAAAACTCTAGAATATTTTCAGACACATAATTCTCTGAGTTTTTACTTGCTGAGACCGGCGGCCTTGCGCAACTTCTTGCGTTGCCTCCAAGCTTTGGCACCACGATAAAATACCATTTGGTGACTTTCGTTTGGGCGTCGCTCGTTTTTTACGAATTTCGCCATAAACTTGTTGTAAGAAGAGGGCTTACGTTGTTTACCCATTTTAATTTTACCATTAACCTTTTTAGCCTGGATTTTGTATTCTTTGCCATGCAATTTGCCTCCTTTGGTGGTATCTCGCACAGTTATAACTGTTGCGGGACATGTTTTAGCCTTACCGCACGCTTTGCTGTAAGCACGCTTAGCGGCAGTGGTTGGTTTCTGATTCTTTTTGATCTTATAACGACCCCGCGATTCACCATCAACTACCCTCACAAACGTTCGGTAACCTTTGGGGGCAATGCTTCTGCTGGACTTGGGAGACTTGGGAGACTTGGATCTCTTTTTGGACCCCTTTCTCTTGGGAGATTTAGAATTCTTTCTTTTGGGAGATTTAGAATTCTTTCTTTTGGGAGACTTAGATCTTGGCATGGGTATAGGTGTTGAAAGTTTATTATTATGTTAATATTTTTTTTTTTCGTGGCACGAAGCCTTCTTCAAGATTGATGATATTTCTTAGCTAACTTATACAGTTCAGATCCCTTTTTAACTGGGGCGAATCCAGTGATGCCTAATTCTTTACGAGCTTTTGTCACAGCTTCAATCCAAGGGTTCTTGTGACTCTTACGGGTCTTCTTGGGGCTCTTACGGGTCTTCTTGGGACTCTTACGGGTCTTCTTGGGGCTCTTGCGGGTCTTCTTGGGACTCTTACGGGTCTTCTTGGGACTCTTACGAGTCTTCTTGGGGCTCTTACGAGTCTTCTTGGAGGTAACTTTGGTGCAACCTGGTGGGCATCGTTTGGGAGGCATGTATGTGGGTGTTTTTTTTTCTTTATAAAAAACTTTTTTTTTTTACGCAAAGCCAAAGACTTTTTGGTTTACGGTTGATGGTTTAGATACAGTAAGCTTACGTGGGAGCTTTAGAGCAAAGCGGCTGATGGCTCCTATCCCCAGGCCCAGCGCAAACCCCAAAAGATGTTCTAGCCATGCAACTTTCGACCCACCCATGAAGATAGGGTAGATGATAGTTAATAAGAAGGCGCCCAACATTCCCCAGTTAAAGCGTCCTCTGACCAAGTAATATCCCAGGAGACCATAAATAACACCGCTAAAGCCTACAACACATTTAGGTTGCCAAATACCAATCAAACTTTCCAGTAAGGCAGTCAAGACCAGGAGAATTAGCGTCACAATCAAGTATTCAATACTTCCGTAGCGCTTTTCTTCGGGGAACAACAACAACATGGCAGCGAGATTCGTCACCAGGTGAATAACATTGGCATGGTTTAAGGAATTCAATAAGTTCCACCAGGGTAAAGTATTCTTGCAAGGTATCTTTACTTTCTTGAACACGAAGAACAAGATAAGTAGGAGCAGGATAGTGGAGAGAATAACCCACATTTCTTTCTTTCTATACATAAGAACAAATGAAGTCCTTATTTCACCATCTACGCGCAACAACTATTCCCATGGCCTTTGTCTTGAATGCCATGGCGAATATGATCATTGTGGTTTTCAGTATTGCGGTTAAAGATGCGTTTGATAATGAAATTGAAGTATCCGGTAGCATTCCAGTAACCATGTTGTTTACATTTATTGCATCTATGGCCACGTACTGGCTCTTGTACTTGTTGTTCGGATTTGGCGGCGGTATGTTAGCTAACCAATAACTTTTCCACTTTTATTTTTTACTCCTACAGATGAGTCGACGCCATTCTTTTCACGACGTGGAGCCCACCAAGCGAAGCGATGAGGAAGCGTACCATGCGAGATGTCAGTTGTCACCGGACGCATCAGAAGAAACAGAAGTATTGCATGAAATGATACAAAAGGATCCAGAGCTTTACAAGCAACATCAAACGTGGATTCGTGCGCATTATCAGTGGCTCCAAGAGTATGATGATATCAGCGTGGGCCAAGTGACCCTCAATTTTCAGCGTACTTTGTTGGAAAGAGTTATTAATGATGGTAAGGGTTTGGATAAAGCCGCAGCTTTTATAGATTTGAAAACTCTAGAGAACCTTTCCTACATTCATCACCTGGATTACAAGGAGAGTGAACAAAAGGCCGTTGACGGCAAGTGGTTATTGCGCTTTTCATCACAGCACGACATTTTGTCCTGTCCCGGCAGTCGCATCTTTGTTGTTGTTCATCCCAGTGGACAAAGCCGGGCGTTGTTCATCCAAGGAGTAGGGTATGTACTGACAGGAAGTGATGTCCCTACATCTATTGACGACGCTATCGGCAATTATGCAGTATATCCATCTTTGATGGAATTGTTGGAAGCTTCACGCGGCAACCTTCAATGGTGCGACATGTTGTCCGTGTCTCAATGTTCCTGCTATGTTTTGGCACACGATTAATGAAAGTTTAATAAAATGTTTGATATTAAAAAAAAAAAAAAAAAAAGGGGGGTGCTCATAAAAATAATATAACAAAAAAAAAAATAAAATATTTTTTTAAAATTACAAAAGAAACTATACAAAA